AAGTGACCCTGCCCTTGTCCCGGTCCGTGCCGACTCACTCCCCCTCTATGTGAGGAGAAGGACTGAGTGGACGGAGCGACTCGCTGCCGCCGCAATCATGCGACGGAACGTGATCGTCAACGGGGATGACATGTTGTTCAGATGTCCTCGGTCGTTCTACACCTGCTTTAAGGCCGTGGCCCAACTAGTGGGCTTCAAGCTGTCAGCTGGTAAGAACTACCTCTCTCCTAGGGCCGCGATGATAAACTCGCAGCTCTTTATAGAATCCTGCCGGTCCGATGGACCGGAGGTTAGGAGAGTTGGATACCTCAACCAGCGCATCCTTTCAGGACGCGCCGTGAAGAAGGGTGAGGAGGACACGCAGACTGCTTTCGGGATGGCCAAGTCCGTGAACGACATGTTGGATCTCCTCCCAAGTGGGAGATGTTTGATCCCTTACATCATGTCACGACTTGGCACCAAGTTTCGGGAGTTTCGAGCAAACTGGTATCTGCCTGTGCATCTGGGTGGCATCGGGGTTTCCCCCCGCTTCGCCCCAGGCGGCATGGTGAACCTAACGATTGAGCAGCGGCGTATGGCCGCACTCTTCGTCAACCGACCTGACCTTCAGCTAATGGTTATGGAGGGCATAAGCCTTCCAGTTGCCATGCTCAAGGGCCTGTTTCCTACAGGCTTGGTCCGTTACGGTCCATACGTGCGCCGCCCAGACGAGGTCGAGGAGGACGGGTGGCTTGCCCGGATCGCTCAATATCATCGATGGTCGATTCACCGCCTGATCCCACGCATAAAGAACGTGGGACGTGACGGCAAGGTGACCGAACCATCCCCTGATGTTAAGCCATGGATCCGGACTCAGCGAGTCACCGTCCCTCGGCGCCAGTGGAGGCTCAGGCCCATGGGACCTGATTCCATCCTCGAACACTGGCATGCACAGATAGTCACAACTTCGATCGGATCCCCTCCACCGCCTGGGGATCTGACTGGTCTGGTCAAGCGGACACTCGCTCGGTTCACCCACCTCTCCTACAAGGAGTGTGAGAGTGAAACGTTCGCGATGATGCATCCGCAAGATCTGTCAGAAGGCACTACTCACTCTGTCCCCTATTTCTCGGGCCTCGTCCCTGACGAGCGCCCTGAACCTGAGGATGACCCCCGCCTCTACATTTTCCGTAATGGATATGGAGAGATGCCGGAGTCGCAGTACGCGTACATGATCCGTCAATATGACAGAGAGTGTCGCGCACCGCCCTCGCTGAGATTAGAGACTAAGTCTCTCCCAGCTGGTTCTACTCGTGAAGAGTATGAGATGGCGCAGGACGTCCATAGACGTTCCCTGCGCAGACAGCTGGCGAAAGCCCGGCGTCACTACGGGAGACTCGCTGAACGCGTCCTTGAGCAAGGTCACCACGTCGTCTTTCCTCCAACCCCCGAAGAAACTCGGAGGGAAGTGGAGGAGGAGGACCTGGATCACCTCGCAGGGATGGAACAGCGAGCTCTCGATGACGAACGGTTCATCGCCGCAAGTCGTAGGGGAGAAGCCTGGACGCAATACAACGAGGAAGATGGGGTCTTCGGTCATGACCTGACCGATCCCCTCGCCGAGTATGAAGCGTTCAGGAGAGAGTAGGGGGACATTGTCCCCGACAGCGTCCTGGGAAGACGTTAAACTCACCATGGGGTTTCGTGATGTAATAGCCCAAAATCGGGAATCACATTCACGCTCAGACTCGCAAGGATTGCGGGACACGTTCGGGACGAAAGCCGAGGTCTGCTGGTTTCTATTGGGAAGGTGTTATTCCTCCCAGAATCCAGTGGGGACTAGCTATACGTAGCCCTCACACACAGGAAGACCCTGTGCGTAAAAGCTTGAACTGAACGTTGTCCTTGCATCACGCGATGTCCAAGGAGCTGGTGTGTGTGAAACGTGCTAAACAGAATGCCAAGAGACTGCACGGCGCTTCCCCCCAAGTGGGGTTATCACGAGATGAACAGTCCCTCACGGGTCGAGGTATCCCATACTGACCCTTCGAAGACCAAAATCATCGAAGATCTGCCTGGAAAGATGGCAGCAGCAGCAAGGAGCAACAAGCAACGGGGCGCGAGAGGCGCCCCCACCAAGAAATTGAGCAAGGGAGGACTCAGAGTCGAGGCCCGTCCCGTTCCGATCGCGATGGCGTACACGGTAAAACCGCGCCATCCAACTGTCGATACGGTTCGAGACGGGGTTCGGATCAACGGGTCCGAGATGATCGACACAGACATCCACGGTGTCTCCACCTTCACCTGGCACAGCTACCCGGTCAATCCGGGGCTGGACCAGTTCCCATGGCTGCACAAGCAGGCGGCTGGGTGGGAGCGTTATCGGTTCACCAAACTGGAGTTCCGTTACGTCCCATCCGCCGCTGTCACGACCACTGCTGGTCGTGTCACCATGGCCGTAGACTACGACCCGTCGGACATTCCCGTCGAATCCGAGTTGGACCTCTCCACTTTCGCTGGCGTCGTCTCTGGACCGGTTTACCGTCCTCTGACCGTTCGCGCCTACCCTCGTCTTCTCAACGAGGCCATTAAGTGGAACAGGATCCGCTCGGGACCGGTGTCGGCCGACCTCGTCGGCTTCGACCCCTGTCGGTTCATCTTCGCCGTCTCAGGCTCGCCCGCCCTCGCGGAACTGGGCCAGATCTGGGTCGACTATACAGTCGAGTTCCAGATCCGGGCCACAGAACCAAGGGCACGACTCCCACCCACCTTCGCTGGTCTCAAAACGACCGGCATCCAGACGATCGCCACCACACCGACAGATGTCGTGTGGGGCCTCTCGTCGGAGGTGTGTGGCTTCGGCTCACTCCTTCGAACCGGTGATTCCGCCACGATTCATCTTCCACCAGGTGCTTACCGCATCTCGTGCAATTTGACGTTTGAGATCATCGATTCGACTCCAGCCGAAGTGTTCGCGAGCCTCTCGATGCTCCCCGTCACGGGGTTCACCGGTGCCGCGTCGATCCTGCCAGCCTCGCAAGCGAGTGTGGCATTGGTCGCCGGCATCGTCGAGAAGCTGACCCTCCCTTGTGAGTGGTACCTCTCAGTGCCAGGTCCGGCATCGTTCCTGGTCCAGGCCTCCCTTATCGGGAGCGCCGGGGCCTTGGCAACGAGCCAACTGGTCAATGGGGCAAGCTCAATCATGGTCCAGGCTATCTGATCTTCCGGGATCCAGACGGCCTCGGCTCTTGGTGGGGAACGAAGTTCCCCGTTGCCATCAACACAGCGCGTTAGATGCGAACGCGTAGCACAACAACACAAGCATCCGGACATTCAAGGTTTCCCCTGCCGTCTGGACTCGCCTGCGTGCCTAAAGTTCCCTCCCCCTCCGGAAAATCCACCCGTGACAAAGAGTCACTTGATAGAGTCCGACCGACGAGTTTCGGAAAGGCTTCGTAAAGTTAACTGTCAAGTTACCCCACGTGTGGTGCCAGAGCAGTGCAATTGAGCGCTGTGAGCTGGTCAGGAGGCTGGAGGACTTTGGGTGCAAATCCGAGTCCAGGCTCCTTGAGTGTCTGAGGGTTCCACATCCTGTGGTATAACCAAAC